TAGGAGCGTCCAGTAGTTCCTGTCCTAGTGGAATCAGAGGTCTTCTTCATTTCCAATACCTGCTTTCCTTTCGGCTCCTCATCCCCTCTTTCAAACCCTATCGGTGCGCCCCTGTATTTACTTACTGCCTTCTTACCTTTACCAGCTTCAACCTTTTTTTTACTTTTATCAGCCTTATCCTGATCATGGGGGTCAACAGTGCCCGTACCTAATGATGGGTTTTTTCCTTCAGGGTCATTATATATTTCCTTATAGAAAGAATTTCTATACTGGACTTCTTTCTTATGTAGATATGTATACAGGGTATCTGTAGAATTTTTATTGGGTCTCATAGCTTCTTCCTTTTGCACCCAGTTAGTAAAACTGCCCACTGTATCTATTATACCGTTTTCATCTACAAAAAGCTCCGTGTTAGAATGTGCATGTTCGTTTGATTTTGTCAAACAACTGCCGTCCACACAGGAACTTGTCGGACGATCTGTATCAGACTTCATTAGCTCAAACTTAGCCCTCTGGTTTACACCCTGTTCACATATGGTTACTTCAGCCAATTCCATATCATTGACTTGCATAATCATACCGCCGTCCTTTTGTGTGGGTTCTACACTTGTGGCACTACCGGCTATAGAATATGATTTCATCTTCCCTTCATGTATCTGCTCTAACACTCGTTTAGAAATCTTAGTATCATCTCGTAGTTCCGTGATAAAGAACAGATGGTCACCAGTCACACCGGATTTGTATATTTTTCCAGTCTTTGAAATATATGCCGGGAGTGCCCATCCTACCTGTACGTCAGAGTGAAGCACCATGGCATTACGAGTACGAAAGTTTGCCATAAACCTATCGAAAGCTCGTTTCATCGCAGCAACAGTAATTAGATGCCCCTCTCTATCTACAACCTCTACAGATGCAGGGCCTCCAATTACCACAGGTTCTTTCTGATCAAGCTCCTTATCTATGACCGCAAGAGAATATTTCTCCTCATCGGGATAAGCTCTGGAAAGCGTAAGAATTTCTGCTGGGGATGCAATTTCCGCCGTGAACAACCTGACGTACTCTTCTAAAGCCTCCGATATATCTGATAGGTCAAGATTGGAAACTTCTGATTTCTCAAGAAGCATTATAGATTCAAAGGGATTTGCCGTTGAATCTAACCAATGTTTGTAAGCTGGGTTAAGAAGTGAGGATGTAGTCATAGCCTACCCCTGATGAATGCCCCAGATAACCCCGTGAAGTGCTGGAGTATTCTGAGCAGCTAATACAGTAACCTTCTCTCTAAAATCTATAGGCCAGTTAGTTGTGAATGTATCTCCTCCTGCTACTGGAATACCGGTGGTCGCTGAGGCATCTACATCTAAACCTACATATATAATATCTGCTAAAGTAGAAGATTCATTACGAACTGTTATACCACGTATTACCGAGATACCTGCCCGTCGTTTGGAGGTAGAGGCATTTGCAGTTCCAGTCCACTCATAATTCAATCCCTGTGCCCCATCTACATAAGTTGGTACATTACTATCTCCGATACGTTGCTCTACGTGTATCTTGTCTACATAAAAGTTTATATTATGTTGGGTCTTGGAACGAACCATTATTCTGTACGTAGCTGACCCTTGATCAGGTAACCGATATTTCACATTCATTGCTTGAAAGGCTGTACTCAAACTAATTGTCGTACTTGCAACAATGTCTACACCAGCAGAAGTTTGAATTACAAGCTCTGCATCTCCGCTAGCCGATGCGCCTATAACTTCACATGTGGCTACCAAGTATGATGGGTTTGGGTTTGTCTGTCCTATGACAGAGCCTGAAGTCCAGTATACTCCCTCTCCTGCGGCAGCGTTAGCAGGGTTCACCAACAGTGAGTTAGACCCGGTAGCTGCCTCATCAGTACTCTGGGATATAGCAGACCCGGAAGCTGTATACATTGTAAGTGTTGAGCTTTCAATAGACGGGTTAGTTACAAGGTTTACAGACGGTATACCTCTATCAACTGTCAGTATAGTAGTTACTGCATCATTAGCTACGCTTGCATCCCGAAAAGGGTAATACTTAGTAAAAGCATGTGTACTAGTACGAGTACTGGGGTCTATCTCCCATCCTGCCCACTGATTATTATAAATTGCCATTCACGATCTCCTATCGGTTGTTTGTCCAAGACACTAATGCTACCATACTGCCTAATACTACTACGGTATGAGTAATTAATAGTCCGACAGCTATTAGACCGGTTTTAGCTCCCACTATTCGACTTCGCCAATCATGTAAGCCTTCAACATCTGTATTCAATTTTTCCATACTCGTAACTAATCTTTCGTTTAAAGATTCTTGAGTCTCTATATATCTATCTAAACGCTCTGTGTAAATCGCTAATTTTACGTCAGTAGACTGGTTAGCCATTGCTTATCGACCAAAGGCTAGAATACGAACTGTAACGGTAGAACCAGCAGTATTTCCTTCGTCTAGAACGGCTCCATCTGAACCCGCTTCATACAAGTCCAATGTAGCATTTGAATAGTCGTACTGTGCCACCAACCCAACAGACTCAGGTTCAGCAATCACTATAAATAATTGTTCTAACCCTAGATCAGCAGCAGTCAGTGAGCCAGCCGCATATGTACTGGTAAAGGTAGCCGTCTTAAAGACATAACGGCAGTCTCCGGGGACACCCCCCATATCACTAGCAGTACCAGTTTGGGCAATTGTAAAAGCCATTTATATTCCTCCAAATTACAGTTCAAGTATGTGGCTCCCCCCGAAGGAGGAGCCACATCAATAAGACCTAATTACGCACTCAAGTCACCAATCTTAGCGTGTACATCAAAACGATGTGCCCTAAGTTCGCCCATGGTATAAAGCAGACCACGAACTACCAACGCATTAGCTGCGAAGTAGTCACGGTTCTCAATATACTGCGTAGGCTGTGCTATCGCAATTTCAAGGTAGTCTGTGTCCAAGATGTAAATGTTGGAACCCAGAACCGCATCAGCCGTAGAAACTGACTTAGGTGTGTCAGCATCTGGTAGAATCGGAATACCCTGATAAGTAGCAAGAACAAGACCAGTTCGAGTACCGGGGAAGGTCTTTTCAGAACCTACACCAACTTGGTAGTCTTCCTGTCCTGTATATCGTTGCTGAGAGTTGAGCAACCGCTCAAGTTTGAAGTACTGGTCATGACCCATGATAATAATCTTTGGCTCACCACCATTCTCACGAATCTTCTGGATACCTGTATCCAGCAAGTTCAATGAGAGGTCTCGTGATACACCTGCATTCGTCTGAATACTGGCTGCTGCATTCCACTCACCTGCCGTCCTATCTGAAATAGTTAGGTCGTAAGCTCGTGTTTCTGATGCGGCACCACCAGTGTCCTGTGCATCTTCTGAAACAATGTCGTCTAGGGAAGTAAAACCCGCACGACTATGAATGTATGCTACATCACCGTTAGCGAAAGCAGTTCCTGATGCAACAGTTACTGTGCCACCGCTGACTCCTGAAACCGCAGAACCGCCTGTCCTATCCTGTCCAGTACCTGTGTCATTCATAGCTACTGTGTCTCCAATTTTGAAGTGGAAAGCTACAGCGTCCGGAACAACAAAGGAAGTTGTACCACCTGCGGAAACCAAATAGGCTGACGCAGCAGTTAATTCTTGGTTCAACTCTTTGAGGTGATCCTTCTGTGCCGCTTCACTTTCAACGGCTAGGACATCCCCAATACCACCTTCCAAACCAGCCGTAAAGACTGACTTGACTGATGCACCGAAAGTCGTCGAAACTATACGTGGTAGTGACGAGACTACTTCAATGTTGGATACGTCCACGGTTGGGATTGAACCCGTCTCTGTGACCGGTCGTGACCTTGCATCACCACGGTCAGTACGGAGCCTCCAACCAACTGTGCTACCCCAGATATTTCTGGGAAGCGCGTTAAACACACGAGTCTGGTTGTTTAGTGCTGTCCAGACTTTCCTACCATAAGTAGCGGTAAATACATTCGTACCTACACCATCTACACTATGGTATGTTTGCTTCGCCATATAGTCTGGGCCAAGAATAGACTGACCTAGACCCCTATTTGACTGAGCAATAAATTCACTAATCGAGATTGCCATTTTTACTTATCCTCCATTATTAGGAAAGGAGTTCAACAGGAATACCTTCGGTATCACCTGACTGCACTCGCTCTTGTAAGGTTCGAAGTTCGCGGAAAGAAAGCTTAGAAAGCTGTTCAACTACATCATCAGTCGTTTCGGCTTTAGATATAAATGTTTCACCCTCTGTGCCAAGAGCCTCATCCGGAATGATCTTAGGGGCTGCTAGCCCGTTTTCCTCACGGAATCCCATTCGTTCGAGTCTCGCAGCAACTTGCTTATCAGTAGACTTTTTAAGGTTTTCTTGATAACTACTTACCTGTTTCTGTAGCTCTTCAAGTTGCTTTTTCATTCCGACATACTCATCAGATTCGTCATCGTCTTCGTCTTTATCACGCCGACGATCTCTATCATCCTTCTCATCTCTATCTCTATCGTCGTCTTTCCGAAGGGTCTTGTCTCCCATCTTAGAAACGATGGTATCCTGTGCATCCGCAGTGGGAGTACCCTTTGCATTACTAACTGTCTTAGAGCCGTCATCAGCAGTAGCGTCACTCAACTTGGTGCCGCCAACCGTTTTCTCTTCTACATCAATGCCAACCTCGTTATCTGACTTTATCATAGCTATAACTTCCGCAGCCACACCTTTAATAAGAGCAGCGTACTGCTCGTTTTCGGCTAGCTGAAGGTCTTCTTCATACTCATAATCTTCTGCTTTTTCAAGTCGGGCTTCCATCTTCTGTAACACATCGGCTACAGCGGTCAACCCTAGGGTATTACCCTCAAGTTGTTTTTGGATTTGATCCATTACATCGCCATTATCTGCCATATCTTAACCTCCAGTAAAGGTTCCTATTATGTAGTTTTACATAAAGTTGGTCTAAGCCACCCCCGACTTTATACAAAAAATATACTGAACAGTAAACTCTGCTCAGTATATTATACTCACGTTATAAAAAAATCATACTATAAATATGATTATTCTAGATTTTCAGATATCTTACCACTTGTAATTACTTTTAAGACATCATTTCTAAGAGCATAAAGATGTTGTTGTATAAGTTTTTTAACTTTCTCACATTGGGTTCCTTCAGGTAGAGAAGCTTCTATAACATCAAGCACCTGCCCTACAGTGCGAGAATGCCTCGCCATTAACCACTCCTGACTCTCTGTAATCTCCTCTATGTTCATGTTATATCCCCTCTATAGTCTTTTCTTTAATAATGTTTCAACCATTTCCTTCGGCTCTAGCTGAGAGAATGCGGATTTACCGGAGATACTTCCTGTTTGCACAGGTGTTTTTACATCTCTCCAATATCCTAATACCTTACGATAACGATTAGTTTTTTTATCCATCTTTACATAGGGGTCTATCCACTCTGCCGAAGTACTTGTTTCATTATACTCTTGGGGAGAAGATTGTTGTTCTAGGGTTAGTTTTAAACTATTACCTGATCTTACCAAATCATACTCTGGTAACCTAGTTCGTATGTTATTTATTATCCTTGCTCGTATCAGAGACGTAAGATTCATTGGCATATGTCTAAGCCCCCCAAACTTCTGGTAATTCTAACTCGAACTCGGATTCTTCCTCATCATATCTATCAAGATAAATTACTTCTTTCCCTACCTGACCGTACTCAGGGTGGAAATATAAAACTATCTGCTTAGGCTTTGTTATTACATTTAGACGGCTGATGGTAAATTCATCCCCACCTTTCATTGTACCGCAAATATGCAAACTTCCAGTCCCAATATCTATCTCATCTACCCGATGGAAGTGTCCTAATAACACATCATCAAAGGATGAGGATACATTGAACTCATCATCAACTAATAGTTGAGTCTTATATTGCAGTACAGATCGTAGTGCAGTAACTGTTCGTAAGATGGTGGCTGTTGCACCTCCCCCTCCAATAGCATCTCCATGCATCATAAGAATATTACGGTTAGCGATGTTACTTACATGACTAGTTGACTTAGGAATCTCAAAAACTATATTCGATTGCTTTGAGACGAAAGTTGCAACCCATTGGTATAGCATGTAATCCCAGTCCATGTAGCGATCTTTAGATGGAATCTTTCTTGTCATGCGTCCGTGGTTTCCTACGACACAAGGAACTCTGATTTTATCAAAGTGAGGGGCTAAGAACATCAACGCTTGACTAATTATCTTGGCACCATACATCATCTGCATCATGCAATTATCAACATTGGTTCGTGCTAATTCCTCATGTATATCCCCGGAAATCATATCTCCAAGCATGGGGATAACTAATTCATCTACTCCACATATATTTCTACGGTATTCAGCAAGACTCAATACTTGATTTGCCCATCCCCACATCCTACGACTAAATAACTCTATATCATATTCATTTAATCCTATAGTCTGCTCTCGACTAACATTGTCTCCCACATGAGTATCCGTTAGAGGTGCAACCATTACTTGAGTTGACCTTCCTCTTTTCCCAGCCCCCGGCTTTCTGGTCGGATATTGTTTAGCTA